CCACGGACGTTGATCCCCCGCTTCGCCAGCTGGGGGATGTTCTTCTTGAGGATCTGCTGGGCCATCTCGGTCGTGACGCCGGTGGTGGCCTTGGGCGCGCCCTTGGTCTTGGTCTGGGCGACGCTGGTCTTGTCGAACCCCGAGGTCGGCTTCTGGCCGGTCTGCGGCTGGGTGGCCCCGTACGAATCCACTCCGGGTGCTTCACGCATGACGGATTCCTCGGCCTCTTCCTCGCCGCCGCCCTGGAGCCTCTCCAGACGGTGCTGGCCGAGGAAGAGCTTCATGATGGCTACCTTCTTGGTCAGGTCGCCCTTGAGCCCACCGATCGCCTCGGCGGCCTTCTGGAGCTCGTCCAGCGACTGGTGGGCCTGCTGGAAGTCCGTGTCCGTCCGCTGCATCACGAGCGGGTCCATCTTCCGGGTCTGCCCCTTGAGCTGGACGGTCGGCCCCTTCTTCTTCTCGGCGGCCCACTCGGCCTCGAGCTGCTTCATCTCGTTCTGAGCCTTGGTGATCTCGGCCTTGAAGGTCGCGACCGGGTCCTTTCCGCCGAAGGCCTTGTTCTTCTTCACCCACTGTCCGAGCAGGTAGTCGTTCTTCTTCTCGGGGGTGTCGGCTTCCTTCGGGTACTCTGTCTCGGAGTTCAGGGAAGAGAGCTGCCGGCCGAAGGCGGTGCTGGCCGCCTCAGGCTTCCCGATGACGTCGGTGGCCACCCGCTTCCTGAAGTCGGAGATGACGCCGTTCCGCCAGATGTTGTCGACCTTGGTCCCCTTGCCGATGAGACCGCGGTACTTCCAGTTGAACTGGTTGAGCTTCGTGAAGAGGTCCTTGTCGACGAGCTTGGTGAGCGCGCCGTTCTCCAGGTCACGGAAGACGATGCCTTCCACGTCCCCGCCTTCGGGACCGTAGGAGGACTTCTGCTTCCGGAGCTGTCCGACCAGCTTCTCCTTGACCGCCTTCTGGATCGCCGAGAAGCGCTCCATGGCCGCCTTGTACGGGCCCTTGCCCGCCGCCTTCAGCTTGTCCGGCTCGAGCTTCTTCAGCTCCTGGTAGATCTGTCCGAGGGAGGTGAACTCCTCCTTGACGTCCACCATCACGTCTTCCGGGCTGATGACCCGCTTGTACTCGAACTTCCACGGGTCCTTGCCGTCCGTGAGCTGGCCGCCCGACTTCTTGATGAGGTCGTTGGCCACCTTCTTGGAGGCCTCGTCGGACAGGACCGCGTCGCCCTTGTGGACGCCGTGGATCATGATGACGTTCGGACCGTACTCGATGGAGTTCGGGATCTTGGTGTACAGGACCTCGGCCGTGAAGACGGTGTTCGGCGGGATGTTCTGTCCCACCGGCTTGGACTCGAGCGCCTTGTGGGCGTTCTTGAGAGCCGCGAACATCGGCTTGTCCGGCCACTCCTTCGAAGACTTCTTCGGAGTCCCGTTCTTGCTCTTGGTCCAGAGCTTTCCGTTCTCGGCACCGAACTCCATGCGGGCGGAGCCGTCCACCTTCTCGGAGACCTCGAGCCCGCCCTTGAGCGGCAGGTCCTTGTACTTCGCCAGGAACTGCAGGAACTCCTGGGGCTTCATGTCCTCGAGGTGAGAGATGCCGCCGCCCTCGTCGAGCTTGGCCGCCTTCAGCTGGCCCGGATCCGTCGACCACCAGATCTTGTCGATCCGGGTCTCGTGGGTGCCGGGGTTGAGCGCCTTGGCCGAACCCTTGGTCGCGGCGTCCGAACGCCCGCGGAGGATCGCCATGATGTTGCCCTTCCGTTCCGCAGTGGCCGCGGTGGTGGCATAGACCATGGCCAGCTTCGGATTGGCGGACCAGTAGCCCTTCTTGTCGACCTTGCTGATCACCGCCGAGCCGTTCGGCTGGGACGGATTGCCGCCGAGCTTGGCGAGCTCCTGGGGAGTGAGACCACGGAGACCGCGGAAGACGACGCCCTCGGGCTCGTTCGCTTCACCGAGCTCCGACGGCTCGTCGTGCTTGGCTCCCTTGAGGAAGCCCTTCAGGTAGCCCTTGACCTTCTCCAGCTTCTTCGGATCCATGGTGGACTTGGCCTTGGCCCACACCTGCTCGAACGGCGCAGCCAGGTCCTTCACGGACCACGGCGTGCCGGTGCCCTTGGAGATGAGCTTGGCCACTTCCTCGGGATCACTGATGCTGGTGGCGTCCACACGGTCCGACTTGAACTCTTCCTCGCCCTTCTTGTTCTTGACCTTCCGACCGACCTTCTGGAAGACTCCCTTGGCCGGGCTGATGGACCAGAACTTGACCGAGCCGTCCGGCTGCGGTTCCTCGGTGGCGTACCGGAGGAGACCGAGGACGAGACCTGTGCGGGGAAGCGCCTTGTACTTAGACTCGCTCTCGCCAGGTCCATAATAGGAGAACTGGGTCCACGCCTCCGGACCGACCATCAGGTCGACCTGGGCGGAGAGCTTGGTGGGCTTGCCATCAGGGGTGTACTGCGGGAACTTGGAGTTGATCTCGCCCAGTCCCTTGGCGACCTTGTGCTCGATCCCCAGCTTCTTCAGGATGGCCGAGATCTCTTCGAGGGACAGTTCGGTGTCCAGGCCGAGGTCGATGTCCCCGCTGGACGCCTTCTTGCCGGTGGAACCCACGGGCTTCACGGACTTGTGCTTGACCTTGGAGAGGACCTGCTTCTTGTAGGCCTCGATCGTCGGTCCGACGTTCTCACGGGGGACACGGTCGGTCCCCATGGCGTTGCCGCCTTCGGTGAGATCGCTCTGGTCGGAGTAGGTGACGGTCGGCTCCTGTGCGGCGCCGGCATCGTCGGGGATGGGGGACTTGGCCAAGGGTGCCTCGCCTTCCTTCATGAAGGGGAACCGCTGCTCTTCGTCGTCCTCGAGACCGTCCGGCACCGGGTACCCGGGCTTGCCCGCACCACCGCCATGCCGGTTGTCGCCGGTCCCGCCGGCTGCACGCCCTGAGTAGTTTGGTTGAGACGCCCCGTAGATTGATCGGAGCGACTCTCGGATGATGTCGTCGAGCCGGGACAAGGAAGACCCTCCTTAGACCCGCGTCTTCTTGATTTCGGCGAGGACCTCGTCGATCTTCCTGGAGAGCTCTTCGGAGCTGGAGACGTTGTCCTTGCTCATGTCACGGAGAGCCTCGGCCATCTTCAGCTGGTTCTCCAGGGAGGAGCGGGGTGTGTAGACCATGGGGATGCCGTCGTTGTCCCGGATGCTGACGATCTCGTCCGTGTGCTTGGACTGCTCGTAGGTCTCCCGGATCATGCGCGACGGCTCGTCACCGAGCTCCACCTTTGTCGCGCCGTCCTTGCCGCCGCTGACCCTCTTGGTCACCCAGTCGAAGCACTTCTCGAGGACCTTGACGAGGACCAGGGCGATGGCCATGGCGGACGTAAACAACGCGTGGTCTGATGCGTTCATGGATCCGGGCTCCATCTACTTCTTGAAGAGAGCGCCGCCGCCGTAGCCACCACCGGCCGGCGCGGACTCCTTCTCCATCGGTGCGGGCGGAAGCTTGACCTTCGCCAGCTCGCTCTTGAGCTGCTCGACGGCGGCTGCCACCTTGTCGAGAGCCGTGCCGAACCGGGGGTTCGTACGGGGCACCTCGTGGTGGTGCGAGAAGTCCTGGAGCGCCTTGACGTGTGCCGAGGTCTCCGTGATGAACTCCCCGACTTCCTTGAGGTAGTCCTCGGGGTCGTGCATCTTCTCGACGTCCAGGTCTTCCTTCAGGAGCTTGCCGTTGAGGCGCTCCTCTTGACCGAGCTGGAAGTCCTGCCATGCCTTGAACGGATCGTAGCTCATGATGCCTTCTTCCCGAAGACCCGGTTCAGGAACCCGGGCTTCTTCTGTGCCGGCATCTGGGCCGTCGGCCTGTTGGCCTCCGGTCCCTTGCCCTGAGTGCCGGACTGTTGCGACGCCTCTCCGGCTGCCCGGCTGAGCTCGTCGGCGAACTTGTTGAGCATCTTGAGGGGAAAGTCCATCTTGCCGAACGCCGCCTTCTGTGTGTCGTCGAGCTTGGTGGACTGCTTGTAGGTGCTGGCGAAGTGCTGGATCTGACCGGCGTCCTTCTTCACGTCACCGATGAACTTCTCGACGCCCTGGACGAACTTGGCCGGGTCCCTGAGGAGGGCCATGTCGACCGTCTCGGTCATGTCGTCGTGGACGTTGTTGTCCTGGTACTCGTCGTTCCAGCAGGGGCTCGGAACGCAGTCGACCTTGGAGGGAGTCCCCGGCCCGTCGTGCTTCTCACCCTTCTTCTCGAAGACCTTCTTCATCTCGGGCATGTTCTCTGACTCCTTCTTGTCGGGGAGCTTCCCCTTCGGCGTTTCCTTCTCCCAGCGCTTCGCGATCTTCGGATGCTGGGAGTACATGAAGCGCCGCTGCGCCTGGCTCTTGAACGGCATCGGCTAGATCTCGTTGTGCAGACCCTTGAAATAGTACTTCACCTGGCCACTCTTCGTGACCAGGATCTTCAGGGGGTCCGGCATCTGGTCGAACTGGATGACGATCTCCATGGCGCCGGGCATCATCTTCGACTTCGGGTTGGCCGAGATGGACTGGATGGTCTTGCCGACCAGCTCGTCGGACACCTTCTCGGTGTCTTCCGGACCGGCCTCGTCGTCCTCTTCCTCGTCCGGGGCGCCCTCGTCGCCGACGGCCTGCTTCTCCAGGTCGTTGTCGGCCGGCTCGTCGCCGATGGGCTTCTCTTCGTCATCACCCGCCGGGGCCGCGTCCTGCTTGCCATGCGGCTTTCCCGCGGTGTTGTCGGGCTGCTTCTCGGAGGCCGAGGACATGTCGTCTTCGGTGCCACCTTCGGCGTCTTCCAGGTCGGGATGCTCCCCTTCCTTCTCCCGAAGCAGACCACCGACGTGGCGAGCGAGCTCCTCGCGGATGATCTTTTCCAGCTGCGCCTTCTTCATCTTCATTGGATCGTCTCCATCTGAGCGTAGATCTACAGATTAAGTAAGGAGACTCTCCGTCTTTGGACCCTAATCGAGCTTTTCCTGACGTGCCGACCAGTAGTCCGCCGTGTGGAGCAGGAACGCCAGTTCCGGTTCTCGCCCCCTGTAGGGCTTGTTCTCGTCTACGTACTGGCCATCGTTCAGACGGATTGCCAAATATTCGTCACTGGTTACCTTGATTTCGTGGTCCTGGAGGATGTACAGGCCACGTTCGGAGGTGGGCATCCACGGGCAGGCCTTGTTGATCTCGTAGAGACGGCCCCGGTTCCGCTGCCACGCGTCCTGGTTCGGGAGGTAAGATTCCTTTTCCCCGTCCCCGACCTTCCCGAGGTCGTGGAAGAGACCGACGAAGGCGAGCTGGTGGTCGGGGTATCTTCCCTTGCAGAGGGCGTCCGCGACCTTCTTCAGGTTCCGGACCACGTTGAGAGAGTGTTGGGCGAGACCGCCCGGGTAGCAGGAGTGGTACTCCTCGTGGCTGGAGGCCGGAGCCGTGAAGTAGGTCAGTCCGACCGGCCCGTCCATCATCTTCAGGACCTGGTCTCGCCGGTCGTCCGGCATCAGCTCGATCAGCTTCTCTACCCGCTCGTGGTTCTTGAGGAGTTCCTCTTCAGTCGGTCGCGTCGCCATACGTCCTGCCTCTCTTCAGGTTCGCCCTGAACGTGAATCCTTCTACTGGCGCCTCCATGAGAGACTTCACGACCAGCATCTCCTTCCCCTCTTCGGGGTGCATGTCGATGTCCAGCTCGTCGTGGACCGTGAAGATGACCTTGCTCCGCTTCTCGCGGAGGTAGGCCACCACCCGGACCAACGCCTGCTCGAAGACCCAGGAGCTGAACCCCTGGGCGTAGAGCCCGATGATCTTGCCGTCGTGGTCGTCCCCGGCCACCGGGATCTTCCGACCGCTCGGCAGCATGACGAACCCGTCCACCCGGGCCTGCACGGCCAGCTTCCGGCGGAAGTCCGCGATGGGACGGAGCTTCCGGTCCATCACCTGCTTCACCTGCTGGACCTTCATCATGCTCAGTCTGGTCTTCGAAGCGAGGGTCTCGTCCGACCCTCCATAGATGTACACGTAGGAGAAGTACTTGATGATGTCTCGACGGAGCTTCTCGGGCGGACCCGAGAGGATCATCTCGCAGGTCTTCACGTGGAAGTCGTCCACCCCGTCGTAGATCTTCCGGAAGTCCTTGTCGTCGAGCGAGGCCACGATGCTCCGGTAGTCGATGGCGTTGTAGTCGAAGGCCACGATCTCCCCGCCCTCGTGCCGGCTGACGATCCCCTTGCGGACCGTGCCGTGCGGGATGCCCATGCAGTTGAACCCCTCTTCGACCTTGATGCGGCCGGTCTTCCCGCCTGCCGGGTTGAAGAGGGTACGGACGTAACCGTCCGACTGCGCCATCTGAGAGATGAACTTGTGCTCGTGCTTCGGGAGGTCTTCCCGGAGCTTCTCCTTCGCGTAGCCCACGTCGACCTTGATGCCGACGACCTCGATCTGCCGGAGAGCCAGGGCGAACGGCCAGGTGTCCCTCTCATACTCTCCGAGGTCGCAGGACTCACCCCGGAGGGCCTTCTCAAACAACGCCATAGTTGCTATGGCCCGGACCTTGAGGAGTGACTGGACAGCCCTGGCGGGCATCAGCTTGAGAAGGGAGTGACGGGTGACGTCGATCCCCGCCGTCTTGCAGGCCTTGACGTGGGCGGTGTAGTTCTGTTCCCGGTCCAGGACGTTCCGGGCCATGTCCGGGTCGAGGTAGTCACGGGCCAGGTCGAAGAGCTTCCGCTCCCCGCCATAGAGGATCTTCACGTCATAGACCGTCTTGCCCGAGGTGCAGATGTCCTCGAGGTTCCGGTGCTCGAAGCAGACGACGTGGCTGGCTTCCCGGGCGACCTCGTTCACGAAGCCGACTGCCGGATCCAACACGAACTCGAACACCGTGCCGGCCAACATGGCCACGGCGCGCCCTCCGGCCTGATCCTTGAAAGGAACCAGGACGACCGGCTTCCCGTGAACCGCGTCGAGAACAGAGCTCAGGTCGAGTTCCTCCATTGCATATAATATCATGTGCAGGAGGAAAAGGGAAGGAAAACTTACACTGGATTTGTGTTGCGATGCTGGGTGTCCTTGAGAACACCCTGGGTGTTGAGCGGATCCGTGCCGGTGGCGCGGACAGAGACGGTCGTGATGAAGTTGGAGGCGTCGATGGTGTCTTCCCGTTCCATCATGTGGAACGGTCCGTCCCAACGCTTGACTCCGAACTCGAGCCAGATCCGGAGGAACGTGTCCCACACGAAGTTCCCGATCATGGTGATCCGGCCCGTGATGTTCGACGAGAGGAAGAGCTTACGGGGATCGATGCCGTCGGCAGCCTGGGCGGCGTGGGTCACGCCGACGGTCTGGTAGCGGTTGGGATCGACAGCACGTTCGATGGCGATGTGTTGCATGTTCGCATCTTGTTCCATGCTGAAGTTGGCTTCCTGGATGTAGGAGAGCCCGTTCTTGAAGCTGACCAACGGGATGTTGTACTTCTTGAGCTTCTTGTGGATCTCGTCGACCTTGACGGACGGGTCCAGCCGGTCATCGAAGTCGATGCTGGCCGACAGCTGCTTCATGTCGTAGATGTACAGGCTGTAGACCAGCTTTCCCTTGTCCCGGGTGGTGGCCGTCTTCACCATGAGTTCCGGCGGGCTCTGGCGCTTCCTGAGGATCCTGGCCTCCTCCGTCGCCTGGAGCTTCTTGTTGACCTGCCCGTTCTCGGTGGCCGCCTTCTCCGCCTGCTGCTTCTCGGCGTCCGTCAGGCCAGCTCCGGCCCAGTTCTCCTGGCGCTGGATGTAGTTGAGCAGGTTCTTGAAGACGGCCATGAGGTTCAGCTGCTGGCCGCTGGCCCGCTTGAACCCGAGGAGGTCCTTGAACCAGGACTCGGGGACCAGGAAGTCCCCGATGCTCTTGCCCTGCATCACGCCGCCGCAGTCCTTCCGAGCCGCTCCGATGTCGTGGTTGAACATCCCGAGGAAGAGCTGCACGTCGTCGTAGCCGACGGCCTTCACGGCGCTCGTCATCAGCGGGGCGAAGACCTTGTTCAGGATCTCGCTGAACGGGACCGCACGTCCGCCCTTCCCGCCGGGGGTTCCCTGTCCTCCACCGGACGGATTGTACAGGTCGTGGATGGTGTTCTGGAGCTTCTTGATGATCGCCTGGCCGTCGGGAGACCTGGTCTCCTTGATGGTGTTCTTCGTACCGACGGTGTAGGAAGTGCTGTTCTCCTGTCCCTGCGGGGCGGGGGAAGAGAAGTAGTCGAGGTCCGACAGGTGGACCTGGGCCAGGATGTTGTCTCCCGAGTCGATCGCCTGGATGACAAAGGAAAGAGAACCGTCCGGGTTGATGCTGAAGTTCCAGGTGGTGGTCTGGAAGAGGACGTCGTGCTGGCCCTCGACGAAGTTGTTCTTGTCGACGATCCCGTTGCCGTTGAGCAGGTCGTTGCTGGACTGCCCGGTCCAGCCGTAGCGCAGGATGAAGTACGTCCCGGGACGGACGAGCGCCCACCACTCGTCAAAGTCTTCGTTGGACTCGTCGAAGACCCGTTCGGGCTGGAAGACGGTGAACGTGAGCGTGATGAAGCGGTGGAGGATCGCACCCGTCTTCGTCAGGGCCCGCTTGACCACCACCCTCTCCAGCGCCACCGGGGCGCGCTCGGAGAACCTGTCCACCGAGGACCCGAAGGTCGGGGGCTGGATCAGAAGGTTGGTGATCGACTTCGAAGGATCGGGAGCGTTCTTGTTGTTCGGGTCCGGATGCACGGGCTTCCCGGCGTTGGTGACCTGCCAGATCTTGATGTACGGGACGGCCAACGCCTTGTCGGTGGCGGTGATCGTCTCGAGCAGGGCGAACGAGTCCTGGTTCCGGTCTCTCCAGGGAAGGTCCGTCTCCTGCATCTGCTTGAAATCTGCCACGTGCTACCTCACGACCTTGTCGACAACGTCCTTTGGATCTAGCGGGATCTTGATGGTTCGTCCGGGAGCGAAGCCACCGGAGGCGAACGGGTAGATGATGCCGTTCCCCAGCGCGATCACCCACCAGAGGTTTTCGTCGTTGAGGTAGCGGGCGGCGAGATGGTCGATCCGGTCGCCGACCTTGATCGTGTATTCGAACGTCCGGACGCCTTCCAGGAGCTTCTGCTCGCGGTAACCCTTCGAGAGGACCGGAAGCGAGAAGGTCCCGTAGTGGTGGTTGTTGATGATCGGTGTGGAAGCGTACCTGCTCTTGGACATGGGTACCTCTTACTTCTTGGCGTAGGTGTTCAGCTTGTTTCCGGTGCCGCCGGAGTAGCTGTCGATGGAGTGCTCGTCCATGTCGGGAGCGTTCTGAGAACTGCCGCCCGATGACTGGGAGCTCTGGTTGCTCTGCGGTGGGCTCCACTTGCCGGTGCCCGGGTCGATCCGCCCGATTCCTCCGAACTGGCCATCCACACCGATGCCGAGCGGCTTCTCGTGGAGGACCAGGAAAGACATGGAGACCTTGAAGCCCATGGGGACCTTGTTCCCCTTCTGGAGCTCCCACACCACGTCGTTGTAGTCGAACGACAGGCTCTCGATGATCCCGGGCAGACCGAAGCCGCCGGTCGTCTTCAGGAGGTCACCCACCCGGAGGCGGACGATCGGTCCCGACTTGAAGAGCATGTCCTTGTCGTAGCTCGGGTAGCACATGGAGACCAGCCAGTTCTTCTTCTGGTAGATCAGTTCCAGGTCCTCGGGAGCGAAGGCGTGCACGCTGAAGCCGAGGTTGATCGTGCGGCCGGTCGCCATGTAGGTAGCGATCGCGTCCGTACGTCCGTAGAAGTTCTGCTTGTTCCACTCCGGGGTGATCTCTTCGGTCAGGCTCGAGATGAACGGCCGGAAGTAGACCGTCCTGACTTCGTTCGAGCCGTTCATGGGCCTGAGGTCCATGAAGGAGAGCGGGACGTAGGCGTCGTCGTCGTCCACCTTCGTGGACGGGTCGTCACGCCGGATCACCGTCTTGATGAAGCCGTTCGTCTCCCCGTCGAACCCCGACGGGACGATGCCCGAGGAGTAGTAGGCACGGGCCAGCTTGTCTCCCGTCCCCGGCAGGGTCTCGTCGGTGGCGATCCTGGTGTTCGTCGGAGGGTTGAACTTCGCGCCCTTCGGTGTCAGGGAGACCATGTTCGGAGAGTAGAGGCCGGCGATGTTCGACTTCTGGATGGGAAGCGTGACGACCTGGGTCGCGTCGGTGACTGGAGCATCGAGGTCGCTGTCCTTCAGCATCCGGATGGAGGCCGGGTCGTTTCCCTTCCCGGTGGCGAAGTCCACCATGCCGCCGATGCTGAAGAAGGTTCCCGCGTTGTCGGCGTTGTACGGATTGTCCGCCGTGTACGGGTTCGCCGAGGTCTGCTCCCCGAAGGACGCCAGCTGTTCGATCTTGGCGATGGCATCTCCCTGGGTGGTCCCGGCGGCGACCAGGTCCTCGTGGGTGACGAAGTCGTCGATACCGATCGGAGCCCATCCGGCTGAACCGGGAGGCGGAGCGATGGTAAGAGGATTCCAGATCCTTCCGTTGACGTTCATCGCCATCAGGGTGAACTGGAGGGCGGAGAACTGGCTGATCCCGAAGGGTCCGACCTGGATGGCCAACCGCTTCAGGTTCTTGGCGTAGAGCAACGGGTCAAAGGCGTGGCTACCCGGCGCCCCTCCGCCGTTCTCTCCGAACGGGATGAGAAGCCGCAGGGACTCCTTGACGGCGTCGTCCACCAGGTTCAGACGTCCGAGGACGTCCTTCGAGGCTGGGACCTGTCCACCCGGAGCGTACTCCTGCGGGGTGACGAAGTTCGGAGGCGCAGGCAGCACGGCGTTCGGTTGCGGACTGAAGTCCGGCGGTGCCGGAAGCTTCGCGTTCGGCTGCGAAGGAGGAGCCGGCATCGGAGGCAGCACTGCGGGAGACCCCGGAGGCGGAGCCGGCATCGGAGGAAGCGACGCGTTCACGTTCGGGACGAACGCCGGCGGAGGCGGAAGGGTAGCGTTCACGCCCGGCGGAGGCGCGGGCATGGGCGGCAACACCGCGTTCACTCCCGGAGGGGGAGCTGGCATCGGCGGGAGAACGGCGTTCACTCCCGGCGGAGGCGCGGGCATGGGCGGCAGGATCGCGTTCGGCGCGGGCGGGGGAGCCGGCATCGGAGGTAGCACGGCATTCGGCTGCGGAGGAGGAGCCGGCATCGGTGGGAGGACCGACGGCTGTCCCAGTGTCACGGCCGGAGGAGCCGGCAGGGTGGCCGGCAGGGACGGGACGACCGGGACATCCTGGAACTTGGCCGGCTGGGTCTCGACCGTCTGGACCTCCGGCGGAGGCGGGAGGACAGACGGGCCGTTGAGCGTCACGACCGGAGGAGCCGGAAGCTCGGCTGGCGCAACCGGAGTAAAGACCGGAGGATCGGGCAGCACCGCGTTCGCCTTCGGCGTGAACTCCGGAGGAGGCGGGAGGACGGCCGGGGTCGACAGCTGCGGCGGCGGCATGTCCGGCAACGTGGCCGGAGCCTGCGGGGCGAAGCCCGTGTCTACCGGTTCGGCCGGCGGCTTGGAAGTCTGGATGGAGACCGGCTGCGGTTCGAACGGCGGAGCGGGAGTCCCGGGAGTCTGGGACGGCTGCTGGGCCGCTACCTTGGTCTCCTGTGGGGAGAAGGTCACCACCGGTTCTGCCGGAGGGGCGCTCGGGTTCACCGCCTGTGACGGTTGGGGCGCAGCTTCCTTGGTGGTAGAGATAGGTGGGGCCGGCTGCTCAGGAAGGTCGGAGGGCTTCGAGAGCACGGGCGCGGGCTGGAGCTCTTCTTCCGGCTCGTGTGGTGGCTGCAGCTGGACGTTGTCCTCTACCTGCAGCTTGTCCTTGTCTTCCTTGTTTGCCATTTACGGTTGGACCATGCCCTTTACGGTGGCGCGGCCGAGGACGTCTCCGTCCGGAGTCAGAACTGTCACGTGGGTGTCTCCGCTCTTGCCGCCCTTCCCGGCTCCGCCCGACCCGGCCTGAGGCTGGGCGACAGGCGAGGTGTCGGCGGCTCCGATGGCCTTGGAACTGCGGGCCTGCGCCTTGACGTAACCGAGGGTCTCGGAAGAGACCTTGCCGCCTTCCGCGCCGTACTTGTCCAGCGCCTTGACGTAGTCGCCGCCGGCGTCCTTGAGGATCGCCTGGAAGCCAGAGTTGTACTTCTCCAGGCTCTCCAGCTCGAGGCGGGCCTGCGTCTGCTTGTTCTGCTCGATGCCGATCTTGAGTGCGTCCGTCTCCACGTTGTTGCGCTTCGCCTGAAGCTGCTGCAGCTTGGACTCGGCCAGGTCAGAGGCGTACTTCGTGTCCGCCAGGGACTTCTGCCAGGCCTTGGAGTTCTCGTTCGCCAGACCGACGGAGTCGACGAGCTCTGCCGTCGAGCCGAGGACCGAGTCGTACCAGTGAGCCTGGTCCTGCGCGTTCTTCTGCTGCTTCTCGGCGAGCTGGACCTCGGCGTCGATCTGGGCCTTCGCGGCGTCTGCCTTCTTCTTCTCGATGTCCAGCTGGTTCGTCTGGAACAGGTTGTCGAGGTACTTCTTGGACTCTGCGTCGAGGCTGCTGATCGTCTTCTGATAGACGTCTCCAGCTTCCTTCAGCTTCTGGAACTGGTCCTTGGTCAGCTTGATCGGACCCGCAGAAGGGTCTCCGAGCTTGGCGAGGGTGTCCGCGCTGAGGTTGGTCTGGATGCCGAGGTTGGAGTAGTCCTTGAGCCGCTCCTGGACCGAGAGCTTCTCTTCCCCGTCCAGCTGGATCGTGCCCTTCTTCCCCTGCCGGATGACCTTGTTCATGGCCTCATCGGCCCGGTCGTGTCTGTCCTTCAGGGCGGCGTTCTTGACCCGCTGGAGGTTGAGGGCCGCCTCGGACTCCTCGAACTTGTCCTGGGTCTGTGAGAGGCGCTTCATGGACGCCTCGAGCTCCTTGGACTCCGGGGTCTCGAGGAGCTTCTGGACGCCGATTCCGATGGCGGTGCCGAGGGCCGTGCCAACCGCGGTCCCGATCGGACCAAAGAGCGAACCGATCGCGCCACCAGCTCCACCGCCGATGCCGCCGCCGGCCGTCGCTCCGAAGAGCGAACCCACACCGGCGCCGACACCAGCGCCGACCGCGCCGCCCATGGCCATCTTTCCCATGGCTCCCATGCCACCGCCGCCGGCCTGCGCCGAGTAGCCAGGTCCGCCCTGCATCGAGTTGGCGATGCCGCCCTTGGCGTTGGCGATGGTCCCGCCGATCCCGCCGAGAGACTTGAGGTTCTTGTACAGCTCCACTCCGCCGGCGACACCCTGTCCGACCTTCATGAGGCCCCAGATGCCGACGATGCTGGCCGAGATCACGGCGAACTTCTTCAGGGCGTCGATGATCTTCTGGATGTTGCGGCCGAGGTTGTTCGGCGAGAAGAAGTCCGCGATCTTGGAGGCCACCTCCTTGACGAACTTCGCTCCCATCTTCATGAAGTTCTGGAAGTCCTCGTTCTTTCCGAGGGCCTCGAAGAAGGCGATGATCTTCTTGGTGATGCCTTCCATCACCTGACCAAAGCTCTTCCATTCCTTGTCACTGGACTTGGTCAGCCCGAGCAGGTCGGTGAACGGCTTGATCGCCTTGGCGATCGCGACCGTGATGCGGTCAGCCGCGGCTCCGAAGTTGTACAGCGTCTTCGCCGTCGCCTGAAGCTGCTGCTTCATCATCTTGTCGGCGTCGATGGCCTTCCGCTTGTTCTTCTCATCCTCCTTCATGAAGTCCTGGTAGGTCTTACCAGCGTCCGCCGCCTTGAGGAGGGCGGCCGACTGCTCTTCCGTGAGGTCCAGCGTCTGGGACACCACCTTGCGTTCCTGCCGGGAGAGGTGTTCCCAGTCCTTGCCCTGGTCGAGGAGCGAGCCGCGGATCGTTTCGAACCGCTTGGCCGGGTCCTGCTCTAGCATCATGTTGAGGGCGTCGACGGACGTACCGAAGACCGAGTTGAACTTGCCGATGCTGGTGGCCGCGTCCTCGAAGCTGTCGAACTTGTCCATCATCTTCTCCGTGTCCTTCAGAGAGATGTTGAACGACTTCAGGTAGGCTGCCGACTTGACGAGGGCCTTGGCGCCCTCCTTGCCGAACTGGGTGATGAAGCCCGTGGCCTCGGAGAAGTCCTTGGCCAGCGCGTTGGTAGAGACACCGGCGGTCTGGGCACCGACGACGATCTCCTTCATGTACTCGGAGACTTCCTTCTTGTGTTCGTCGAACCCGAGGTTGTCGAGGGAACGGGTGAACTTTCCGGCCGCCTCCCCGCCCATGTCAAAACCCTGGGCGAGTGTCACACCGATCTTGGCGAGCCCCTTGACGTCCATCTTGCCGAAGCCCTGGACGAAGTCGGCAAACATCTTGGTGCCTTCACCGAGCTCTCCGCCGAGTCCACGGATGGCAGACTCAGCCTGACGGGACTCCTTCCAGAAAGTCTTCATGCTCGGGCTAAGCTTGCCGAGCTTCTGGTTCACCTCGCCCGTGACCTTGGCCCACCGCTCCTCCAGGTCGTACACCCGCTGGATGCCCTCGACAAGGAGGTTGATGCCCTTGGCTGCCCCCGTACCCCAGATCTTGAGCAGGCCCTTGCCCACCTTGTCCAGGGTGTCTCCCATCTTTCCCCAGATGCTGGTGAGCTTGTTCGCCTGGATCGCCAGCTTCTCCATCTTCCTGACCATGTCGTTGGCCAGGTCGACGTCCTTCTGGTCGATGATCTGCATGTTGGCCTTGGCCGACTGCATCTTCTGGACCTG